CTACGGCGCCGCGATCGCCCGCGGCGATGGGGGCTCCCACGTCTCGCGCCGTGCCGCTCGCGCGTCCCCGACCCGCCGCACGAGCCGCAGGCCCTGCGAGTAGTCCACGTAGGTCGCGCTGTGCGATGTCCGTCCGGGCTCGATGGGCCGCCCCGCGAGGGTGTGCCAGCCGTACAGGTCGATCCGGCCGCCCCCGAGCGAAGCGAAGTCTTTGTGCGTGCCGACGACTAGCCCCTCGCGCCCCGCGAGCGCCCGCTCGATTCGTGCGGCCTGGTCCGCGTAGGCGGCCCAGGAGGAGGCTTCCGCGAGGGTCGGGGGGCGGGTGAGGCTGTAGGGGTCGAGGCGCACGTCCGCGGCCCGCCAGATGGCGTCCACGAGCTCGCGCGAGGGGACGTCGCACTCCCATGCGTCGGCGAGCGCGAGGACGTCCCCTCGGGCCACCGGCGCAATGTAGCGGGGGGCCACATGCCACCGCTCCCCCGCGAGCTCCACGATGGGCCACGACTCGGGCGGGCCCACCACGGTGGAGATCGCGCCGATGTACGTCACGCGGACCGGGCCCGGAGCATCTCCTCGCGGAGGGCTCGCGTGTAGTCGATCGCGTGCGTCCCGTGGTCGGGGACGATCGTGACCTCGGTCGGGTCCACGTCCTCGAGGTCGAGCCCGGCGATCTCCGGAGACCGACGGGCCGGCCCGAAGTGCGGGCGCATCGCCGCGGCGTAGGGGACGGGCTTCGCGGTCATGTACCGCTCGCGCGCCATCGCAGCCGCGAACGCGTCCACGTCCCCCTCGAGGGCGGGTTGGACGATCGCCGGCCACTCTCTCTCCACGAGCGCGAGGTGCACGGCCATCGCCTGGTCGAGCGATTCGTACGCCCGGAACCTCGTGAACGGGTGCCCCAACACGAACGCGACCGCGACCTTCGGACGCACCGCCGCGATGCGCGCCTCGTTCGCCTCGTACACCGCTTGCCCACTCGCGACTAGCGAATCGGCGTAGCGTTTCTCGAACCCCTCCCAAACGCCACGAAGGCAGTGGTACGCGAAACCGTCCTTCGACGAAGAGCGCACGTTCCCAAAGTTGAAGTTGTAGAGGTGGAAGTTCGACGTCTCGGCCACCAGCTTCGCCCACATCATCGCGGCGAAGTTGGCATTCAGACGTCCGAGAGAATCACGCCAGTTGTCCACGAGGGCGGCGACGAACATGGCAATCGTGAGCACGGTACGTTTTGGTTCGAGTCGTTTCTGGTCGGTCAAAGCACACCTCCGATGAAGGCGATCGCAAGACCGCCGATGATGACGAGCACACCTCCCACGAGGAGCGCGATCCCGATCGAGCGCCCGAACGTCACGGCTCGCCCCGAGGGAGCCCCGTGGCGGGGTCGAACTTCGCAAGCTCGAGGGAGTCGGCGGCGAGGTTCGCGCGCGCACGCGCGGCCTCGGTGAGCATGGCGCGCGCAGCCTCCTCGGTGCCCACGAGCTCGAGGAGCTGCGTGGCGAGGGCGAGCCCGGCGCGGGTGATCTCGGCGGCTTGATTCGGCATGGGTCACGCTGCGCGGCAAGCCGCGTCCTTGCTCTCGAGGAGCTTGTTGAGGGCCTTGGTTCGCTCCGGACCGCGCGCCACGTGGCGCACGATCCGACGGGCCAAATCGTCGAACGCGACGGAGATCCCCACCGCGTCCTCGCGCACGTGCTCCGGCGTGAAGTGCCGCAAGATCCGCTCGGGGCTCGCGCTCTCGAGCGTGATGTCCGGCGACGACGGCGCCGCGAGGAGATCGCGCGAGAGCGAGAGCGCACCGTCCGGAAGCTCGGAGAGCTCGGCCGCGCGCACGTCGTGCCCGTGCGCGCGGAGGGTCTCGAGGAACGAGCGCGCGAGGTCCGCCGCGTCTCGAGGGCCCCCGGCGTCGAGCTCCCCCTCCGCGTACACCACGAAGTGCCAGCGCCTCACGGGGCACCGTGGAACGGCGGCTTACCCCATCGGCGATCGACCTCGGCCCGACACGCGCGGCTCTCCGCGAGCGTGCGCGCGCGCTCGACACACGCGACCTGTTGGGCGAGGTATGCCGCCTCGGCCTGCTCGGGCGTCCTCGGTTGGCATCGGCAGAGCGCCACCGGCGCCGAGAGGAGGAACACGACGAAGAGAAACGCGACGATCTCCCGGACGTAAAAACGCTTCATCGGAACACCTGTAGAGTGCATGCGGTGAGAGTGGAGGCGAGGAGGGCTGCGCCGAACGCGACGAGCGCGAGGCGCGTAGCCTCGGGGTTCCACCCGGTGCGGATGGCGATCCACGTCACGGCGCGGTGGAGACGGCGCTTCTCATCCACGCCGCGGCCCTGCAGTTCGAGGAGGATCTTCATCGCCGCCGCGTCGTGCTCTTTTGACTCGGACGCGAACGCGTTGAACTGGCGCTCGAACGCCGCGAGCCGCTGCTCGGTGAGCTTGTAGACGGCGAGCGTGTGTCCCGCCAATCGCTCGTTCGAGCCTTGAAGCTCGATGCGCATCGCATCGAGCTCCTTCACCACGTCGCCGCGTACGCGGTTGAGGTCCTCGCGCTGCGCTTCGATGATGCGCTGGGCCTCCGGCGAGAAGCTCACGGCAACCACCCTTTGGCCTTGGCCCACGCGTAGAACGCGCCGAGCGCCGCCGTCGCGATCGCGGTGGCCGCGGCCTGCGCGGCGGCCGGCCACTTCGCCGTGAGCTGCGAGACCACCGTCTGCACGAGCTGGAGCCCCTGGGCGTTCTCTTTCTTGATCGTCGCGACGTCGGTCTTTACCTCCGCTACGTCCGTGACGATCTGCGTGATCGCGGCGTCTTGCGCGAGGTTCTCCTTCGACGCTCGAGCCGCGTGCGTTGTCGCGGCGGTCGCCTCGGCCTTGGCTTCTTGGACGGTGGCCACGATGGCCTCTCCCCACAAATCCAGGCGCGCCTGGACGGGATCCGGAGGGGCCTCGCTCGGAGCTCGCAGCCGGAGCAAAAGCTCTCCCGAGGGAGTGCGCGGCACGCCCGGCGGCGCGGGGAGCGGCGTGGGCGGCTCCTCGCGGGGGATGGGGCGCACGGGAAGCGTTCGCTTCTCGTCGTCGAGGATCACCTCGTTGGTGTCGTCGTGGTTGTCTCGCATGGCATGCCTCACGTGTAGTTCCAGCGGACCCACCGCTGAGAGGTTGCGTCGTAAATCAACGCCACGGTGGCGTTCTCCGAGAATGCGTAGTCGGCTCCCGATGGGTCGGTGTAACGGTTTGCCGCCGAAGCCGACACGGACTCGTGCACCATGGTTATGCTTCCGCCTGGAATGGCGTTCTTGATCAACAGGATTTGGCCGTCCACTCCGGCGACCAAACCCTGAATCGTGAGAGAACCAGCGCCTTGCACGCGCAGGAATGAGACGTCGCCAGGCGATAGCGCGGTCTGAGTTCCAGTGAGCGTTGTCGTCGCCTTGTTGAGTCGAAGCGTTGTGAGATTGGTCGAGCCAAACGTCTTGTTCGAGAGCGGTTGCGCGTGCGCCTCGGTGACGAGCGTGTCCGTGCCCGTGAGGAGCGGGAGATTCAACGTGCGGTTCGCGGCGATCGCCGCCGGCGTGAGCGTGTATCCAAACGTGTCGGCGGGATTCCGCACGATGAGCGACGTCTTGAACGTCGGGCTCGTCCCGAACACGAGCGCCCCGCTCCCCGTCTCGTCCGTGATCGCCGCCGCGAGGTTCGCGCTGGACGGCGCCGCGAGCCACGCAGGCACGTTCGTCCCCAGCGCGAACGCCGCTCCGTCGAGGGCCCCGCCCGTCACGGTGACCAAGCCCGTCCCGCTCACCGAGACGCCGCCCGAAGGCGCCGCCCACTCGAGAGCCGTGGCGCCTGCGTTCACGCGGAGCACCTGGTTTGCCGAGCCCTTCGCGAGACGAACGAACTTCGTCCCGTTGTGGACGAGCAGATCGCCCGCGGCACCGCTGGAACAGGTGATCGTGTTGTCGTCGGCGGAGATCGTCTTCGTGGTGAGAGTCTGGTTCGCGGTGCGAGAGACCACGTCCTCCCCCGTCACGGCGTCTTGGAGGTTCGCGAACGTCGGATCTTCGAGCCACGCGACGGCCTTCTCGTCGTAGCTCGCGGCCCCGAGCGCGATGGTCGCCTGGTCGTTGTCGGGGTCGTCGGAGGTAGTTGCGCCGGGCGAAGAGAAGTTGAGGCGAAGGCGCTTGGTCACCACCTGCCCGTTGACCAAAAGGACCAGCGGACCAAGACCGCTCGGCAACCATGATGCGACGTTGGGAATCATTGGCTCACCCCTGGACAATCCGAATGCCGTTTACTCGCAAACCCAAAACCGCGTTGGTGCTCGCCTCGTTCGAGACGATCGCCGCGTAGGCGTAGTTCTCGAGGTCGATCGTGTGGTTCTGGTCCAGCGACCCGCCGAACTCGTGCGAGGCGGAGTAGGCCGCACCGGAAGCCGGAGCATCCTCGTAGTACGCTCCGCTGTAGAGGTTTGAAGGCGTGCCGGTGTACGGGTTGAGGGCATAGCGAACAATGGCCAGACGCGGGGGGCGCGCCGGAACGTTCGCGTGCCCGGCTGGCTGAATGCGGGCGTACGCCTGCGAGAGAATCGCTCCGTGGTGCAGGTAGGCATTCAGGGCGAACGTCGCTTGGCGCGCGTCCGTGCTCGCGTTGTTCGCGTTGAGGAACTCCACCCCAGACACGTTGTTCCGGAAGTCGGTCCCGGCCACGCCCGCCATTGCGTCTTGGTTGACCGTGAACGCGACGACCGCGGACACGCCGATTGGCATGTTCCCGGGCACCACCCGACTTCCAGTCGCGGCGCCTCCGACAGCCCCTTGGCGCATGAACACGACTTGGGAGACCCACCTTCCGGGGGTTGCGTCCGCCGCAGCCACCACGTAGGGCTCCCCCGTCGTGATCGTGGTGACGGTCGTCTGGAACGTGTAGAACCCGAAGCCGAGTACGTACTTCGTGAGCCCGTTCGTCGGGGTGGCGATCGCCGCCAAGGCCGCGATGGTCGCGAGCGGGGTCACGCGGAGCAAGGCGTTCCAGGCGACGTCTCCGGCGGCCTGCAGGCCGGGGACGACGTCCGACGCCTGGATCGGTGCGTCGCCATCCGCCGGCCCCATCGTGGACGTGGGAGCGTTGGTTCCGTCGTAGGTGATGAGCTGCGTTCCCATAGTTCACTTCCCCGGCCAATAGATGGCCGTTCCTAGGCGATTGGCCACTTGCGTTCCCGCCACGTTCTTGGACGGGCGGTGCCACGTCCCGTCCGGCATGTCCGGAGCTCCCGGCGCCGAGGTCGGATCGAAGCTCGCCGGATCGAACGCGACGATGATCGAGACGCACCGCGAGCCCGCCATCTTCCACTCGTCCACGATCGCGCGGATGCTCGCCACTTCGTCGGCGGTCGCGGTGGAGCCCCACGAGAACGGGGTGGCTCCCCACGTGTTCGACGAGCCCGCGCCCCACGCCGGGGCCGGCTCCCACAAGGTTCCGGGATAGATGATCAGCCAGAAGCGCGCCCACTTCGCGGTGTCGCCATCCCAGTTCCAGTTGCCCTGATCGAGGAGATAGGACTCGGTCCCGTCGGCCGCGCGCGAGTACCAACTACCTCGGTTCGTCACGAGGCGGAAGGAGGCGCCGGTGTTGGCACCGATGTACTCTGCAAGCTTCGCGAGCATCGCGAAGGGCGTGCCCCATCGGTTCCGGTCGTTGATCCAGAGGGGCAAACGCGCGCGGTACGAATCATCGCTCTCGTTCCGCCCGCGGCGCACGCGGCGATCGCGACCGATCAGGGGGAGCGCGTCGCTCGGCGCCGTCGACGGGAACCGCGCGAGGAGCCCTTCATACACGCGCTGGACGAACATGTCGGCCAGGGTGTCGAGCGTGTAGCCAAGAAGCCCCGCCTCCCCATCCCGGGCGAACCGAGGGGGCCCGAGCTTCGCGCGTGTGGTGCGGAATCGGTACGCCATGGCTCCTCACGGATCGGGGACGAACGTGATCGTCCCGGTGATGGTGCCCAGCGTCGCCACCTCGGTCGTGGCCAGCGCGACGTCCGACGCGGGAGCCGCGACGGTGACCCGGAACACGAGCCCGACACGCTCGTCGTCCTCGGCGTAGACCGCTCGAATCGTGGACTCGAGGAGGCTCTTGTAGAGGTATCCCTGCCCTCCCGGGGTGATGACGTCTCCGCCGATCTCGCGCCCACGCACGAGCGCGGCGAGGCGCGCCGCGACGTCCGCGCGGATCTCCGTCGCCGTCTTGTTCACGCTCTCGTAGACCCAAAGCTGGTACGTCACGGGCACGGCCACGTTCGTCGCGCTCACCACCTCCGGCGTGACGCATAGCGGTTGAGCCCACCGCACGACCGCCGTCTCGGCTTTCGTGCGGTCGTCGGAGGAGACTGCGCCCGACGGGCCGGCGAGCACCACGACCACGTCCCCCGTGTCCGAGTCGTCGTAGACGCGCACGCGCGTGATCCCCCGGGTGGTCGTGAGCTTCGACTCTCGCGAGACGTAGGAGTACGCCTCCGCGGGGCCCGCCGCGGAGAGCGCAGCGAGGCGGTCCCGGCACTGCGCGCGGGTCACGTTCGGCGCTTGCTGGTCCTGTCCCTCGGCCGCGGTGGAGGCGATCACGTCGACGCCGAGGAGGGTGGTCACGAGCTCGTCGATCTCGTTCGCCCCCGCGCTCGAATCCGACCCCGCCTCGATCGCTTCGACTTCGATCTCCAGCTCGAACCCGGGGCCGGGCGTGATCGTCCCGGCGAGGATGTTCGTGTAGAGCTTCTGGCTCGTCGCGTTCTTGAACACGAGGCTTCGCGCCTCGAATGGGTAGTTGCCCCCTCCGGTGTTCTCCACCGTGACGGTGCTCGTGGCATACGTCGGATCGGGCACCGTGACCCCGAATCCCTCGTACGCGTGGGCCACGAGCCATTCGCCCTCGGCCAGATCGAGGAACCCCGAGCGGATGAATCCCGCCACGATGCCCTCGAGCTTTTCGAGCGTATAGGCCTGCAGCCAGAGGAGCGACCGAGACGGATCGCCCGGCCGCCACGACGTGACGGGGAGGCCCACCGATTCGGCCAGCTCGAGACCGTATTCGTAAATGCGCTCTTTCGTCTCCTCGAGGATGAGCGCGGCGAGCGCGGTCAAAACGGTGGTGCTCATGCTTCGATCCCGAGGATGGCGACGCCCGCCTCCGAGACGGAGAGCGTCAGGGTGAATGGGCCTTCGGACGTCTCGCACGAGACCCGAAGGAGAACGGAGACGAGCGGGCCCTCTTGGCGGACCGTCGCCGTCGCGCGCGTGCTGAGGATTCGGTCGTCCTTGTCGAGCTCGGCCTCGACCTTCGAGGGAAGCCCGGCCGCGAACGTCGCGCCGTTCGACGCGCCGATTCCGTCCCTCACGTCGATACCGTAGTTCGCCTCCTCCTCGTTCCCGAGGAGGAGCCCGCGCCTCGTGGTGATGCGCCGGTAGCACGCCTCCGCCACGGCGCGCGCGCCGCTCGCGTAGCGCGCCGTCCGGAGCGTCGTCGTGCACGAGAGGTCTCGTCCGAAGTCGGAGCTCATGCGATCTTGACCCTCCCGCTTCCGCCCGTGATCGTCCCGGTGACGCCGCTCGCGAACGTGACCGGGGTCATTCCTGCCATGGCCCCCGCCTCGTTCAGTTCGTCGGCGGAGATCGCGATCGCATCCGTCTTGCGCGCGGCATCGAGCCCGCCCGGCCCGCCGAGGCGCAGCGCCTCCGGCACGTACCCCTCGCCCTCGGAGCCCTCGTAGGCGGCGACGTACGGGCGCGACGGGTCCGAGTCGACCCACCCGACGAGCACGCGCGACCCGAGCGCGGCGTCGCCCTCGGCCCCCGGGATGCCGGGCCACGCCGGGACGCGACGGAGGGAGGGCATCCCGAGCCCCGAGCGCACGGGCTGCAGGTTCACGCGCGCGCCCTCGCGGGTGACCACGCGGTACTCCACCACGCCGCGGAACGGGCGGTCCGGATCCAGCGCCTCGAAGAGCTTGCGCCACCCCGCGAGCCGGCGCGTCGTCGCGCTCCCCCGCCGTCCCCAGAGGGTGGTGCGGAGCCCCGTCTCGCCCGTGACCTCGTGGCGCACGTCCGTCACGAGGAGCCCCTCTGCCGTCACGCCGGGCAGGATGGAGGCGACCTTCGAGGACGCGAGCTCCACCACGCCCCGCGCGCGGTCCACCCGCGACACGGCGACGCCAGCGGGTAGTACTCCGGCGGGGCGGGCCCCGAGACGCACCCGCCCGTCTTCCGCGACGTACCAGGCCTCCCGCGCGAGCACCTCGAGGACCGTGCTCGCCGGCCCTTCGGGGCGCGTGTAGTGGGCGCCAAGGCGGGTGCTCGGGAGCGTGCTCTCGTCCACGAGCTCGCCCGCCTCGGTCATCGCGTCGCGGATCACCGTCGACGCACGGACGCCGGCGTCGTCGTGGTACGCCTTGGCGGGCAGCTCTCGAGCGAGGCCGCCACGCCCCGCCACGATCCGCGCGAACGTGCGGCCGTTGAAGGCGCCCGCCGAGATGATGGTCCCCGAGAGCGCGAGATCCCCGACGGTGGCCGCGACCACGCCGGCGAGCTCGTGCTCTCCGGACAGCGCGGCCTCGAGGTACCACACGCCCCACGCCGGGAGCGTGACGAGCGCGCGCGTTGCGCGACGGCCTGCGACGAGCGCGCCGCTCATGGCTTGCTCCAGGGCGATTCTTTGTACTGGTCCAACAGGCCTTGGAGCTCGCGCTTCGCGGCCGCGTTCGGGTCGGTCTTCGGCGGTCGCGTCGCGCTCCCGCTCGTGGTGCCGCCCGGGCTCCCGCTCTTTGCCTTCGGCGGGGCGTACTCCTGGAACTGGACGACGATCTCCTGTCGCCCGTCGTCGCCGTGCTTCACGCCGCCGAGGTCCGCGAGCACCACGGCGGTGATGCGGCGAGAGGCGAGGTCCGGGTGCTCGCACTTGAGCGCCACGGGGTCACCGCTGTTCGGCACGCTCGAGAGGATCACGCGCTCGTACTCCGGCCACGCCGCGATGTCCGACGCCTCGAAGAGCTCGAAGGTCGCCGTGAACACGCGAAGCGGAATGCTCTTGAGGTTGAGCCGCGCCCCCTTCTGCCCACTCGCCTTTTGGACGTCCCACTCGATCTTGATCGAGTGGTTCGTGAGCGTGACCTTGCCGGGGCTCCGCGCGCCCGCGAGCACCAAAGATTCGTACAGGTCCGGATCGTCGTAGGGATTAGGCGCCACTGGGCACCTCCTCCGGAACGCCCCCGATGAGCTGCATCACGTCGCCGTCGATGACGTCGCTCACGAGGTCGGCAATCTGCCGCGCAAGGCCCGAGTCCTCGGCGCCGGACCCAACGTTCACGGTGAGGTACACGACCCGGCTATCCCCACCGCCGGGCGAGGCCGCGGCGCCGCCTGTAGCGATGCCGGCGCCGACCGCTTCCAGCGCGCCCGCGCCGGGCGTGACGGCCGCTTCGAGCGCGCCTTGCACGTCGCCGCGTCCGTCGTCCAAGGCGGTCTCGACGCCCGCCGACATCTGCGCGCCCACCTCGTCGTAGAGCACCGTGCTCGGGCTCTTGATCCCGAGCACGCTCTTGGCCGAGTCGACCGCGCCCGTCACCGCGCTCTTGAGCGCGCCAACGACCTTTGATGCTCCTCCCGTGATCCCGTCGGCGAGACCTTGCATCATGTTCGCGCCGACGCTCCCGAGGTCGATCGCCATGAGCCAGTCGACGCCCTCCTTGACGGCCGTCATCGTCCGGCGCCATCCGTCGATCCAGATCAGGACTCCCGCGAGAGCGACGGCCGCCTGCGCTCCGAGCACGCCGAGACCGAGCGCCGCGCCGCCGATCATCGTGGTCACGACGTCACCGATCAGGATGAACGTCTCTCGATACGGCGCGAGCGCGAGTAGCCCTTTCAGCGTCCAGATCTGGAGCTGGATAAACGCGCTCGCGACCTTGTCCGCGAACGTCGCCGCGCCGTCGACGCCGGGCTGGAAGATCTGCTCGAAGAGCAGCTTGATCACCTGTCCCGTCACCTGCGTCTCGTCGAAGAGGTCCACCAGGTACGAGAGCGAATCGAGGAGCCTCTCGATCTTCAGCCCACCGAACAGACTCGAGAGATTCGCTTTGAGTCGGCTCGCGGACTGGTCGAGCGACTTCATTTGCTTGGGCCACTCCGGCCCAAACTTCGCGCTCGCGGCCGCCGTCGCGGCGCTCTCGAGCTCGGCCTCGAGCTGCTTTCCCGAGTGCCCCGCGGCGATCAGCTTCTTCGCCAGCCCGTCGAGCTCTTGCGTCGAGAGCGGGACCCGCTTCGCGAGATCGCCGATCGAGGCGGCGAGCGCTTGGCCCCCCGCCGCGCTCTTCGTCATTCCGGCGTACAGCAGCTCTTGCGTGCGCGCGGCGTCGGCTTGCTTCACCGCCCACACGCCAAACGCGAGCGTCGCCGCGCCGATCGCGATCGCCGCTGCCGCGATCGCGACGACGACGAGCCCGATCCCTCCCGCCGCAGCGAGGAACGGGGCGTTGTCTCCAAACGCGTTCTGCAGCTTTCGGTACCCCTCGCGAAGCTCGAAGATCTTTTGGCCGACCTTCCCGACGGGGCCGCCGATCTTCCCGAACGCCTCGGCCGCCTCGGCCGCGTTGCCCGTGCCCTTCACCGCGACGTTCAGCTTTTCCGTCGCTGCAACGCTCTTGGCCATGTTCGCGACGGTCGCGTCCTGAATGCCTTTCTGCGAGTCGCGAATGGCCTTCATCGTCGCCTCGGCCGCGGCCTTCAGCTGTTCCTCTTTCGCGATCGACTTCGCGACGGAGCTTGCGATCGCATCGGCCACCGCGCGCTTCGAGCTCGCGATCGCGGCGGCCGTCGCGACCGATGCGGCTTGCTGCTCGCGCTCGGCAGCCACGAAGTCGGCGATCGCGTCGCGCGCGTCGGCGGCGGCATCTCGTAGGGAGTCGTAGGCGTAGGCCTCCGACTCCAACGCCGCGCGCGCATCCTCGGCCTTCGCGTTCGCGGCGTCGCGTTTCGCGCCGAGGTCTTCGAGCTTCGCGGCCGCCTTCTCGTACGCCGCCGACTCCCCACTCGCGGCGAGCGCGTCCACCTTCTTTTTCTGCTCGTCGTACGCAACCGATAGGCGCTCATAGGCCTTCGCCGTTTGGTCGGCCGTCGTCTGCGCGGACTTGTAGGTCGCGGCCGCGTTCGCGAGCGCGGCGTCCGCCTGCAGGCTCGCGGCCTTCACGAGCTCGAGACCGTCGCCCAGCGCGGAGAGGGCGGCCGCCGATGCCTCGACGCCCGCCGACTTCACGCCTACGTCGATCTCGAACTTCGTCCCGGCCACGTCACTTGCCCTTCTTTTTGCCGAGTGCCCGCAGTGCCGCGCGCACGAGGATCACCGTCTCCGCCACCACGAGCACCGAGGCGTCTGCTTCGGTGCCCGCCTCGCCGTCGCGCCACGCTTGGAGCCCGACGGCGAGCGCCCCCGCGTTCCGAGCTGCGAGCTCGTAACGCTCCGTCAGTCTTTTTTTTCGTCCGCCTCCGAGGCCTCCACGAAGCGCACGGCGCGACGCCCGGCGCTCACGGCGACGCCGCCGAACTCCTCGAGGAGCTTCGAGCGTTCGAGCGCTTCGCGGGGGTAGACGATCGAGTCGACGCCAAGACGGTCGAGCGCCGCGCCGATCTTGACGTGGTCGCCCTTCGCGTTGCGCACGTGGTCGGAATACCGCTTATAGATATTCGGCACGCTCCCCGTAGGGGCCTTCACGACCACGAACGTGGGCCATCCCGGGCGCCACCCGTCGATGTCGAGGCGCGCGACACGAGCCGCTCCGTGCTCCTCCTCGAGGGCGTCCAGCGCCTCGAGGTCCGTCACGAGCTGTGCCTCTTTCGCGGCGGCGAGCGCCTCCGCGCGGAGGGCTCGGCGCTGTTCGATTGCGGCCTTGGGGTCGGCCTTGGTGGTCTCTGCGTTCTCGTTCGTCATCACAAAACCTCGCTATTCTCGGTTTCTGATCGGGTGTGCTTCGAGCGCGTTTCCTAGAGCAGGACGAGCTCCGTACCGTCTTCTCGAATGTCGGCGATGCGCTTCGTGTGAAGTGGCACCTCCACGACCTGCGCGTCCGTCCCCTCGGCGCTGTTCATGGTGTCGCCGCCGATGCGGCATTCGTAGAGCTTGCGCATGTACTTGCGCGGGTCGCCCGGCACTTCGTGCTGGACGAAAACGTCGAACGTCACGAGTCCGAGCTTGCGCTCGTTCCCGATGAGCGGGGCAGCCTCCGCGAGGGCATCCATAAACGCGTGGTACCCGTCGCGATAGAAGGTCAGAGAGGCCTCTTGGGAGACCATTCCTCGCGTGCGTTTGTGGGTGACGCCCGCGCGCTTCTGCTCGCCGATCTCGAGCGTGCGCCCCGTGTTCACGTTCTGAATATCGGGGGCCTCTGCGAGAGACCCGCCCGACACGGACGCGGTGACCTTGATGTCTGACCACGAGACGGCCACGCCGTCGACGTTGGGATATTCCTGATTGGCCATGATGAAGTCCTCCGAATCAGGCGCCGGCGCCGTTGGTGATGACGTCGACCCAGGTGTCGACCTCGTGGACAACCCCGTTCAGCACGAGGCGCACCCGACCCCGCAGGCGGGCGCCGGGCACGTTCAGCACGTCGCCGCGGTTCGCCTTCCAGCGCGCTTCGCTCGCGCGCTGTCCCTCGCCGAAGAGGTCCGTGAGGAGGAGGCGGGTCAGCTCCGAGTTCACCCGCTCCTCGCACCGATCGAGCGCCCCGCTCGTCGCGGTGCCGTCTCGGTTGAGCACGAGGCTTTGCCCGACGAACTTCTGCCCGGTGCGCTGCGCCACCGTGCACGCGATGTCCGTCACGGCCATGTTGTTGGTGAGCTGCAGGACGCTCCCCTCCGCGTCGCGGGTGAGTGACATCGCGATGAAGGTGCCGGGCTCGTCGGGCCACGTGCGGAACGAGGTGAACCCCGCCACCGTCGCGCCGCCGTCGAGGAAGTCGTCGTGCTCCACGAGCGTGCCGTCTTCGTCCTCGAGGGTCCACCCATCGAGCCCGCCGAGGTCGACCCACCACGTGGTGATGTGGGCATCGTGTTGGTACTCGCGCACGCTCGCGGCCCACTGGACCGGGCGACGCATGAGCCACCCGGTGAGCGGGGAGAGCTTCCGCGCGCGCCCATACCCGAGGTCGATGCGCTTCTGCGGGCGCACCGCCTCGAAGGCCGTCTCCGCCGCGGCCACGGCCGAGGCCTTCGTGAGGACCTTCACCGCGGTCACGAGGTGCGACGCGATGGTCTCCGCCGCGAGGTCCTCCGAGCCGAGCGTGATCACCGTCGCCGTGAGGCCCGCGATCACCGCCGTCACGTTGTTGCCCGTCGTGCCCGTGAACCGGATCGTGTCCCCGACGGCGAAGCCCTCGGTGATCCACGAACCGCTCGAGCGCGTGATGGTGTCCCCCGTCGAGCCCACCTCCGCGAACACGAGACCGGGAGATCCGACGACGGTGCACCCGGCGACCGGACCCTCGTTCGCAAGGTCGGTCGTGTCGAGCGTGATCACGGTCGCCGTGAGGGAGGCGATCGTGCCGGTGACGTTGTTCGACGCCGAGCCGGCGACGGTCACGACGTGGCCGACCGCGAACCCGTCGTCGATCCACGAGCCCGCCGAACGGGTGATCGTGTCACCGCTCGCGCCCACCTCCGCGAAGGTGAGCGAGGGGGCGCCGGCCATGTTCGCGCGCCGCCTCGACATCTTCGGGAGCGAGGTGAGGATCTGGTCCCGGACCTGCGCGCGCGCCGTGCAAAAGCGGCGGTTCGTCGTCTCGTACGCGTTGAGCGCGGTGGTGATGTACCCCGCATCGGTGGAGTTCCTCACGTCGCCGATCACGACCCACGACCGCGCCTGTTTCGTCTGCGCCGCGAGCGAGGTACGCACGCTCGCGATCCCGTCCCCATCCCAGTGGGGGGCCGTCGTACGGAACCGGAGGAACACGTCCCCCTCCACCAGCGTGCCAGCGGAGGTGAACGAGACGACGGCGCCGAGGTACGGAATCGCGAAGCTCGTGGCGGTCCCGAGGCGGATCGTCTTCGTGGTGATCCCGCCGTCGCACGAATACGACAGCTCGATCCCTGCGGTGCCGACGATCCCGCCGCGGGTAACGGTGCCCACGAAGTCGATCTCGTCGGCGTACCCGCTCGAGCTCGCGGCCACGCTCGGGAGGCTCGTGCCCGTGTTCCCGCTCGTGTCGACGTGGACGAGCGCTCCCGCCGTCGCGACGGGAATCCCCACGAAGAGCACGGGGAGCCCGGTCTCCTTCATGTGGATTGCCGCGTAGTCCGCGGCCGGGCAGTAGTCGTGCTGGTCGAGGATCGCCTGCGCGTCGGAATAGACTCGAGGGATCGCGTCGGCGTTGCGAGTGACCACTCCCGTGACGACGGCGAACCCGAGCGCGGCGGCGAGGGCGACGGCAACGGGGCTGATGCGAGTGCGTGCGAACGGTAGCGTGGGCATGGGTCGATCTCCTGGTCAGGCTCCGCATCCGGTGGCGGCGGTCTCGTCGGGCGCGAGGGGATCGAGGACCACCTTCGTGGTGCTCTCGAAGGTGTCGCTCTCGAAGGTCTTCGTCGGCGCGGCGACGCTCGACCACGTGGACGCGGCGGGCACCTCGGCCTCGATGGCGAAGGTCAGCTCGTAGAGCGCTCCGCGCGGTCGCTCGCTCCCCTCGAGATCCTCCGGAGTGACCCGGCGTCCCGAGGGCGTGAGGATGTGGTTCCGGCGCGTGACCGCGATCTCGTGAAGGGCGGAGAGCACCGCGCCCGCGATTCGGCGGGCGTACCGGCGATGCTCGAACGGGAGCGCTCCGGACTGAGGCGCCTGCGCATAGATCGACACGCGCACCGGAATCTGGACGGAGTAGTAGGCGCGGGGGTTCCGCTGCGCGCCGCGAGGAGGGCCGTACGCGTCGTCGCGATCGGGGTCTTCCGACACGACGATCCGCGACCGCGCGAACGTCGTGGTCGTCGTGCCCTCGTCGTCGTCCACGACCGGCACGGGACACCCGAGCTCTTCGAGCTTGGCGCGGAGCTGGAGGGCGTACTCGCGGATCACGTGAGCACCTCGCCCTCGAGGGCCTCTTGGGTCACGCGATCGAGTGCGGCGATGTAACTGCGCGGGAGCGCCCCGCCTTGCGTGGGGAAGACCGGGCGCTTGCCGATCTGGTATTTGGCGTAGCGGGTGGTGAGCGCCACGCGGAGCTTCTGGCCGATCGCGACGTACGTCAGTGAACGAAGCATCGTCCCCGACTTCCGGAGCGTGACCTTCTGCCCGTCGGCGCCGAGGGGCCACGCCGCGCCAAACGCGTTCTCGCTCGCGTCGGCGGTCCGACGCGCGACGGTCGTCAGGGCCGGCGCGGCCAGCGTGGCCACACGGTTCCCGAGGAGTCGCGGGAGCTCGCGGAGATTCGACGCGAAGCGCGCCAGCGATGCGGTGTCGCCCTTGAAGTTCACGGGATTTCCTCCCGCTCCTTCACGCCGGAGAGCGTGCGCGAGATCGCGAGATTCGTTCGCTGCGCCTCGACGGCGACGTTGCGCAGCGGGATCCCCTTCGCCCAGATCGCGAGGGAGGCCTTCGCCTCCGCGAGGGCCTCCGCCATCGTCGCGGACTTCACGCCCGAGAGGCGTTGGAGCTCGGCGCCCGCGAGCCGAGCGGCAACCATCTTGATCTGCGGCGGCGTCGGGGTGAGCAGCGGCACCGCGTGCGCGGGACACTCGTCGTCGATCACGCTGTCAGCCCACGCAAGGATCTCGTCGAAGGGGAGCCCGGTCGAGACCACGAACTCCCCGCCGCTCGCGGTGAGGTCGATCGCCACGCCGGCCGCGGCGTTCGCCGCGCTCGTCGCGACCCGAAACCTCGAGTCGTCCACGCGGATCGCGTAGTACGTCGTATCGGCGGCGAGGGGCGAGGGCAGAGTACTCCCCTCGGTCGCCCGCACCGTGATCGGCGTCTCCGTCTCGAGCCCGTGCCCTTCGAGCTGGATCGCGTCCGACGACGCGGAGGCCACGCCCACGCGACCGTCCGAAAGGACGGTCCCGCGGGGGACTCCGTAGCGAAAGACGTCTCCGCGAGTGGCGTAGCTCACAACGCCTCAACCCCGCGCCGCACATGCGGGCGAGGTCAGGCGTAGTCGCTGGAGTGGAGGTCGGTCGGTCAGGCCTCGCCGGCCCACCGCTGGATCGGGTGAGGAAGGCCGACCTCGCCGTTGCCGTGGAGAATCGACGCGAGGCCCACCTTCAATTGCGCTTGGTAGAGAGCACTCTCTTTGTCGTGGATCATCGTCTCGGGCGTGCCCGAATCCTGGACGATCCAGGGCCACATGCCCGGCTTGTTGAGAGCGAGCGGGTACCACCGGCTTTGGTTCGTGAGCTCGTCGGAGATCACGAGCTTCACCGTCCCCTTGTGACGGTTGTCGACGGCGCCGAAGCTGCCGCCGCCGATTGCCTGGATCATCATGTCCTGATCGAGGAAGTCCTTCCACGTCTCCTCCTGCGAGGAGGGCGCGAGAAGGTGCGTCATGCGGAGCCCGAGAGGCTTCCCGTTGGGGGCCTTCAGGTCCCGAAACCGCTGCTTCGCGAGCTTCAGGTTCGCGATGCTCGGCGCGGTTCCGGCGCCGGTAAAGTCGTTGTCGAACACGCCGAAATCCGTGTCGAAGTAGTTCACCGGGTGCGCGTCGTTGAAAAACGTGACGCCATCCCAGCACAGCGGGTTCTCCTCAAGACGCCCCGCAATGATCTCGTTGATGAGCGACATCGCCGCGTGCGCCATCGCGGCGGGTTGGTCCGCCCACCCGACGAAATCTGGGGCCTCCACGATCGTCGCGAGTTCCGCGACACCGTCTTGCCACGTCTTACTGATGAGCGAGATGCTCTTCTGGAAGAGCGAGCGGTACTTCACGTCTCCCTTGAACTCGGCGTACAGCGCCGCCGAAACGGGAACGGGGAAGGTGCTCTTCGTCGCCGGGTTCGCGACGGTGCGCGAGTACCCGAGCTCGCGCGCCCACTGGTCGACCGGGCCCTGGGCGAGCGCCATTGCGAAGTCCTGAACGAACTCCTCGAGGGCGCGCTGTCCCTCGGCCGAAAGCAAATACTTGGGAGCTCCCATGGTCTTCCTTCTTTCAGGCCGCCCGGCGGGCGTAGCGGAGGCGAGCCTCGTGGAGGATCAGATCGTCGGTACCGAGGAGCCCCGCGGTTGGGGTGACGGTGAACGTCATCGTTCGAGCGCCCGCGGGGATGTCCGCAGCGGCGATGGTCACCGCGAGGACGTCCGTGGTCTTCGCGGCGGCGTTCCCGACGAGCGCGTTGGAGACACCTCCCGCGTTCGCGTCGGCGTCGTGGAGACTTCCCTCCGCGAGGAGAAAGGCGGTCACGGTCAACGTGGTCGCGTCGCCCACGGTCGCTCCGCTCTTGGAGCAGAGGAACTCGAGGTTCATCGGCGCCGATTCGTCCAGATCGTCGGGGAGCGAGATCTGGCAGAGAGCGGTGCCCGGCGTGGCGTCGTTGTTCCAGCGGATCCCGAAGGCCTCGCTGTCCGCGAGGTTGAGGCCGAACGTTGGCGAGGCCGCAGAGGCGAACTTCGCGAGTGGGTCGCCGTCCGCGTCCACGAAGCTCGTGAGCGGGATACCGATCGACGCGTAGGCCAGCGCCGACGGGACGCCGACGGAAGGGCCCTGGTGCACGTAGACCTTCGATCCGCGGACCTCGGAGACGACTCCGGCGAAGAGACGCGTCCCGCCCCCGTCGGTGAGCGCCACGGTCTGGTCGTCGACCGCGAAGCACGCACGGCCCACGTGGACCGCGGTGATCGCGTCGGCGCCGCCGCTGTTCGCCCAGCCGTGGACGCCGCACTCGACCTCGACGTCGGTGGCCCCAGCCGCGCCACCAAGCTCGGAGCCGGTGCGGTTGTCGTAGGTTGCGCTCGACTTCCCGAGGATGCGCACCGCGCCGGCGGTGCCCGCGGGCACCGCGCGGCCGGCGGCGTCGGCCGCGACCATCGCGCCCTTGAAGATGAGCACGAGGGCGGCGATCGCGAGAGTCGCACGAGCCGGAAAGAGGCCGGCGAAGGGAGTCAGTCGCTCACGGGTCAGCGCGGTCATGGGTCAGTTCTCCTCGTCGTCGGTGGGGGGGAGGAGAGCGTCCCGCTTGGCGCGGTACACCTCCGGGTCGATCTTCTTCGCCTTGCAGAGGGCGACCTCCCGCGGGGACAGGCCACGGACTTCGGAGGTCTCGCCCGCGTGCGCGGAGCTCGGCGCGCGTTTCGCGACGACGGTGGCCTTGCCGTTCTTCGGAGTCAGCGCGGCGACGCGAGCGCGGAGGCTCGCGATCGACTCGTCGGCGAGGCGCTTGACGGGGTTTGTCGACGGTGCGCCATCCTTGCCGGGCACCCACGCGGTCGCAGGAGTCTCGGCGCGTAGGTCGATCAGCGCCTTCACGAGGCGGCGACGCTCCGCGCCCTCGAGCGCTTCGCGATCGCGCGTCAGGGTCGCCTCGCGCTCCTCGAGCTCGGTCACGACGTTGCTCCGTCGCTCCAGCTCCTCGAGAGCCTCCGCGTGGTCGGTCTTCCCCGCGAGCGCGAGCACGCTCCGCGCGAACGCGTCGACCGTCGCGACGACCTTCTTGGCGCGCGCGGCGGCGGGCGGGGGCTCTTCGGCGGCCGGCTCCTCGCCGGTCATCTCGGCGGGCGGGGGCTCTTCGGCGGCGGCGGCGGGCTCCTCGGTCTCGCCACCCGCATCGGGCTTCCCGCCGACGGAAGCGACGAGCAAGCGAGTAACGAAGGCGAGCGCGCCCTTTTGGTCCTTCTTCACCACGAGGTCGACGGCCTGCTCGGCCATCTTCGGATCGAGAGACATTTTGTTCTCCTTGCCCGTCTCGGGCGTGATCGTGCGCGTTCGCGCGAAGGTCTCGATCCGCGACGCGACCGCGTTCGCGAGCCGCGCCTCGTCTGCGGTTCCCCGCGCCTTGACGAGCGCTTCGGCGATCGCCCAAACGGCTTGCTCTTCAGCAGCCACCGCGGTGGGTCCGACGTTCCCGAAGGGCGCGAAGTGCAAATGCAAAAGCTCGTGGACGAGCGTTTCGACGACGGCCGCGCGAGCTTCCTCCACGGTCACACCGGGCGGCGGCGTGTCGGGATGACGCACGACGATGCGCGCCTGTTTCGCGTCCACGTTCGGGTAGCAGAGGCCCCAAACGATGTGCCCGTCCGAGCTCCGAAGGTCGCGCTCGTAGGTAACCTCGATTCGCCAATCGCGCAGCCGGAGCTTGTCCTGGTAGTGGGCAACCAGCGGGACAAGGTCTTCGGGTTCCGCCACGACGGCCGACCGCTCGACGGCACGCGCATGCACACGGGCACGTTCCGTAGCGCGAGCGTGGGTAGACGGGTGGGCCACGCCACTACCGATGATTCGCATGAGAAAATCCGTCAAGCGCATCGTGGGAACCATAACCGCTGCGTTGCAGGAGACGAGCGGTCTCGTTTTGCCATGAGCCCGTGATGCGCTACGACCGCCTTATGGCGAAGCCCCGGCGCGCGCAGAAGGTCCGCAAAAAGGAGGACTTCACCGCGCTCCTCTCAGAGCTGTTTCGCCGCCGTTCTACGGCTCGGCCACCCGTCTACGCGTGGTCGCTCGACCGCATCAAGAAGGCCCGTGACGCCCAGCTTCGCGGTGACTTTGCTCAACCATCCAAGCTTGCGGACTCCTCACTAACGGACGATGCGATCTTCGTAGCGTTCGGCAATCGACTCGCCCCGCACCGTGCGATCTCCACCGAGATTGTCCCGGCGGACGATTCAAAAAAGGCCGCTACGATGGCGGTGGAGGCGGACGCCCTTTATGGCCCGTATGGGATCGCCCTCACGATCCAGACGATGCTGAACGTGGGCGGAGCGCTCGTCAACTTCGGGGTCGCGTTCCTACGGCTCTCGCGTCAGGTTCGCGATGACGGAACCCGTGTGGACCTGTACGCCAGCTATTGGCCTATCGAGCACGTTCGATGGGACGAGTACAAACGATGTTTCGTGACCAGCGCCGAAGACGAGCGGGGCTCGATGATGGTGGACGTGGAGATTCACCACGGCGACGGCGAATGGGTCATTATCGCGGACCGCGAACACGAGCCGTGGAAGCACGGCGCCATTCTATCGACCGCGCTCCTTTGGGCGCGCCACGCATTCGCGAATGCTGATTGGGCGCGGAACTCGAAGTCTCACGGAAACCCTAAGGTGGTCGGCGAGCTCCCGTCCGGCATGCCTCTTCAGAACCCGGACGGTTCGCTCACTCCGGAGGCTGCGGCGTTCGCAGACATGCTCCGTGACCTCGCCTCGGAGGACTCTCCCGTTGGCGTGCGCCCATCCGGATCAAAAACGGAAATCGTCGCCAACAACTCGACCCAATGGCAAGTCTTCAAGGAGCTCTCCGACAACGCCGCCAAAGGCGCCGCGCGCGTGTACCTCGGGACGGATGGTGTGCTCGGAGCGGCGGGCGGGGCGCCCGGAGTGGACATCACCGCGCTCTTCGGTGTCGCGGCCACTCTCGTTCAGGGCGACCTCGAGACGATAGAGCTTTGTCTGTCGACTGGGCTACTTGAGCCTTGGGCCGCACTCAACTTCGGAGACTCCACTCTTGCACCAAAGCGAAAGTACCTGATTCCTCGCGCCGAGGAGCAGTCAAAGATCATGGCCATCGCGGATCGTGAGGCGAAGTTCTACGACGCGGTGAAGGCGGCCAAGGGCGCCGGATTTGCGATCACCCAAGATTGGGTAAACGAAACCGCGAAGCGGTACCAGGTGAAGGCCCCAATCGTACCGGCGGCCGCCGAGAAGGCTCCCACGGTGCCGCTCGCGCCCACGGACGTGATCGACTTTCTCACGCCAAACCAGGTCCTCGCGACGATCGGTGTCCCGCCCGACGCGACGGACCCCGAAGGCAATACCAAGATCCGGGTCCTCCGCGCGCGCGAGGAGGCGGCGAAGGCGGCCTCAGATCGTGCCGCCACCTCGCCCCCCTCCGCGTAGAGCGGAGAGGACCGAGGTGACCTCCCGGGCCGCCTGCGCGCCCGCGAGCTCACGCTGGATCGCGTGCGCGCCGAGGGTCTCCCCGCGGCGATCGGGCTCGTCTTCGTCCAGCCCCAGGAGCTCCACCACGCCGTGGACGAGCGCATCGAGGCGGCCCGGGCTCTTCGCGCGCGGCGACGGTACCCACCCCGTGAGCACCTCCTCCATCGCCTCGAGGCGCGCGCCCGTGACGTGGTGCACGCGGCCGCGCTCGTAGGCAGTGCCCACCGGTTTGGCGCGATCGAGCTTGCTCCCGCGCCCGTACACCTCTCGGACATAGATCACGCGCGGGTTGTGCGGCATCGTCGGCGCCTTCTTCGCGAGCACGACGACGTTGATCCCTCGGGGCCCCGCCGACGCGCGCAGGTTTCGTGCGAGGAGGTCACCGCCTTTGTTCGTCTCCACGACCACGGAATCGCACGCGTGGGCGAGGTAGAGGTCGATCGTGAGGTCGGCCCACGTCTCGGCCTTCATCACGGCCGTTTGGTCGTCCAGGACGTCTACCTCGTCGGTCACGTCGAGCCCGAGGAGCACGAGGCCCGTGTCATCGGACCCGCGGTTCGCGGTGGTCGCCGGATCGATCGACACGATCCGGCGCTTCCACCGCCCCGCCCCTGCCCGCCGATGCTGATCGATCACCGCTTGGGTGGTGGTCGCGCCCTCCGCGTCGTCCAGCATCTCGCCGCCGAGCTCCTCTTTGCCCGCGGCCGTGCCCTTGTATTTGCGCTCGAGGTCCTCCACGTACCCGTCACCGAGGTTCCCCGCGTTCTCGTAGGTGCTCCCGCGCACCACGTGGTGTTTCTCGGGCTCGTCTTTCGCGCGCTCGAGGAGCTCCTTCAGGATCGGGTGCCCGCGCTTCGGGGTGCAGTCCCAGATCGTGCGCGCGTAGCCGAGACGCACCGAGAGGAGCACGTTGCTCCACGCCTCGGCGCGCAGCGCTTCGGGCCACGACTGCAGCTCAGTGCACCACGCGAGATGGTATTCGAGGCCGCGGATCTTCCCTGGCACCTCGGGCGTGCGCACGTAGGCACGCGCTCCGTTCGGCCATACGAGCGTGAGGGACGATGGTTGCCACTCCGGGACGTTGCCCGGCGTCGCCGTGACGATCAGCCCGCTCGGCCCAAGGATCTGTATGTCGATCGAGGACTGCTCATCCTGCGCGATGATGAGGATCAGCATCGCGCGCCCGGCGTCCACCTCGCGATTCACGTGCCGCGAGCACGTGAGCGTCTTGCCGAATCCGCGGCCCGTGAGGAATCCCCACGAGCGGAACGACTTCGGCGCGATCTGCTTTGGGCGCGCCCAGAATTCCCAGTCTGACCAGAGCCCCGCGAGCTCCACCACCGACGCCTCGGCGAGCACCTCCTCGAGCGCGGTCCGGGCGCCGTCGTCGCCGTACAGATCGGCGAGCTCGTTCACGAACCGGTCGACGTCCGCGAGCTGCCCGGTCATCGCGCACGCCTCGCCAGCGCCGCCTCGAGCTTTTTCCGGAGGAGCGCGCGCGCTCGGCCGGCGGCCTCCACGAGGTCGGGGCGCTCGTTCGGGTCCGGCGGCGGGGGCGGGGCCGCCTTCCGTCGCGCCTCGATCAGGGCGGTGGCTCGCGCCGCGAGCGCCGCGATCGCGGGCGCGTTGTTCGTCGCCTTCGCCGCGCTGTAGGCGCGATCGACGCGCTCCAACCACGTCGCGATCTCCTCGGTCGTCGTGCTCTCGTCGGGCTCGGGGTCCGCGAGTACGTCGGTCGGGCTCGGGGTGCTCGACGGCGCAGGCTCCGACGGTGGCGCCGCGGGCGTCGCGTCGGCGTTGCCGGCCCGCCCGGATCGCCGGGGCCCGGCGCGCTCGGCCAGCCGACGGCCCACCGTCGCCCTCGAGGCCCCGCGTTCGCCCGCGGCCTGCAGGCGTTGGGCGATTTCCCCCGCCGGCAAGCCTTGTGCCGCGAGTGCGTCAAAAAGTGTTTCGCCCGCTGGCGTCCAATTGGCTCGTTTTCGGCTCATTTGCTGCTCAGAACCTGTCCAGAACCGCTCAAAACCCGTGTGAGTTAGCGCGAAAAACCTCAAAAACCGCGCGTAGGGACGACTCTGCGTGTGGGGGGGTACCCCCCGGTAACCCCCTGTCGCACATGTGCGACAACGTCGCCGCGCGCCGCGTCAAAGCGCCCCCTCGCGGGCCGGCTCGGCACCGAGGGCGAGCTGCCCATCCCTCGCGGCCGTGAGCCCGTCCACGCCCGCCGCCTCGGCCGTCAGGCGCCTCGAGGCGAGCGCGTGGTAGTGGGGCGAGGCCTCGCAGCCCGCGAACCTCAGGCCCCGCCTGAGGGCCGCTACGCCCGTGCTCCCCGAGCCCGCGAACGGGTCCACCACGAGGCCCGAGGGGACGTACGCGAGCACCGCCTCCATGACCTCGGCCGGCTTCTCGGTGAGGTGGAGGCGGTGGGCCGCGGGCACGGGCCCGGCCGCGATCTCGGGGGCCTCACGCACGAGCGCGGCGGCGCGCTCTACCTCCTCGGCCGTGCTCTCGAACGTGCCCGGGAGGACGGGCCCTGCGATGGGGAGCGGGCCCTTCGAGCCCCACACGAAAAACTCGGCGTCGCCCCGGAACCGCCCGCGCTGGGGGCGGCCGATGCCCTTCTTGGTCCACACGGCCACGCCACGCCACACGAACCCCGCGATCTGGATCGCGTCGCACACGCTCGGGAGCTGGCGCCAGTCGGTCGCGACGAGCACCCGCGCGCCCTCCTCGAGGACACGGTGAGCCTCCGTCAGCCAGAGGGAGCACCAGGCCAGAAACGCCCGCTGGTCGCGCGTGTCCCCGCCGAAGCTCTCCACGTTGTTCGCGTTCACCGACCCGCTCTTGCGGTATTTTTTCGAGGGGTCCTCGGTCCGATCCCCACGCGTGAACCCACCACTCGAGTAGGGCGGATCGGTCACGAGCGCCGAGGCGGACGAGCTCGGGAGCGACCGGAGCCACTCCCACGCCTCGCCGTGATGGAGCGCCCACTCACCCACGGGAAGCCCCCAAGACGGCGGACGACGCCAGCATGCACGCTTGGCGCACCAGGTAGAGTGCGTTCCCGGGCGACCCCGGCGACGACGCCGCGGCTCGAATGGTGGAGAGGGTCTCGACGATCATCTTCTCGAGCGCGGTGCGCTCGGCGCTCATCGCGGCGACCTTCGCGCGGAGCGCGACCACCTCGGCCTCGAGGGCGTGGTGACGGCAGAGCACCGTCTCTCCCTCCCCGAGGTCTCGACATAGGCAGTTCATGCGGCCTCGCGAAGCTGGAAACGGACCACGCGCGCGAGGCCGCGCTCGGTGAGGCGGCGCACCACGCCGGCGCCGTAGCGCGCCTCGAGAGCGGGAAATCCTGGCCCCGTGTGCCCGGCGTCGAGCCCCGTGGTGGCCCACGTACGCAGCTCGGCGTCATGGCGGGCGAGGATCACCGCCTCGAGGGCGGAGACCGCGCTCGGCTTGTCCTGGCCCACGTCGTCGATCACGAGCAGCGGGCACCGTTTCGCGCGGAGCACGAGGGGTGCGTCGCCATCGCCCGCACGATGCTCGATGCGCGCCCTCTCGAGCGCCGTGGCGGTCACGAAGAACGCTCCGGATACCTCCCGCATCGCCGCGACGGCGACACTCGTTTTGCCCGTCCCGGCCGGGCCCACGAGGAGCGCGGCGATCGCATCGGAGGCCGCGAGGCGTGCCACGCACTCGGCCGCGTCGGCGTACCACCGGCACGGCACCACCCGGGCCCGCGAGACGAGCTCGGGAGCGCCTCGGCGTGCCCATCGGTAGCGGAGGGGGATGCCGCGGTACTGGTCCTCCTCGCGAGCGCGCGTCGCCCGCTCCGCCCGCTGGACGCACTCGAAACACGGGACACGTGTCGATAGGGCGCCACACGGGCACCGCTCGAACATCGGGGCATCCGCCGCGAGGAGGGATGCAAAATCGAGGCGGTGCGATCCCCCGGACGCGCGCGCGGGCATGGGCGTGGTGTCGTTCTCGTCGTCGTCGCTCATGGGCTGGTCCTCTCGGTCCACTCGTCATCGGGATGGGCAACCTCGTAGGCCTTCGGGCCGGGCGGATCGCGCTGGACCTGGCGACCGCCGCGGATCCCGCGAGCACGGTCCGACTCCGCGCGTTTCACCGACCGCGTGAACCACAGACGAAACCCGTCCTCGCTCACCGGGCGGTGCTCGCCGCGGCAATGGGCGAGGTAGCCGGCCCACTCGAGGGGCCCATCGAGGGAGATCCCTCGGCCAATGGTGTACTGCGCCACGACGGTCGCGACGTAGTCGGGAGGGGCCTCGCCGTACCCTGGCGCGGGGGAAACGAGCGTGACGCCGTGACGTTCGTCACGTGACGGTTCGGGCGCGCGCGTCTCTCTCTGGGCTTGGATAGTAGCTTCATTTCCAGCAGATGAGAGAGAGAGAGGCGCGCGACCGTCACGTGACGCCGTGACGGATTTCGTCACGGCGCCGTGACGTTCGTCACGTGACGAAGCCGGGGCGTCGTCACGCGGCGCCGTGACGCTCGTCACGTGACGACGAGCGCGGTACGCCCGTGCGCGCTCCGCGGCGGAGAGCGGGGCCCTCGGCGCCGACGGAGGCGCGGGGGCGTCCACCTCGGCGGGGCCCTCGGCGCCGAGCGCGAACCCGCGCTCCGTCGGGTGGAGCAGGCCAGCGCGGACGGCGGCCGCCCAAACGCGCGGACGGGCGATCAGCTTGGCCGCCGCGCTCGGGAGCTCGGTGAGCCCGTGGGCCTCGAGGTAGCCCGCGGCGCGCACGACGGCGCCGAACGCCTCGTTCCCGGCGGCGAGGACCCGGGGGTCGTCGTAGCGAGGTCCCGTCACGCGCGGCCCCCCTGGAAGAGCGAGAGCTGGCCCGGAGGAGCGCTCGCCACGAGGCGGGGGCGAGCACCCGGGAGGAGGAGCTTGCGTTGCGTGAGGGCCTCGAGGAACGAGCGGACCATCGGCCACACGAACACGCTCACGGCGTACGCGGAGGGCACGCGGTAGGTCCGGCGGATGGCCCCGTGCACGCGGTGGATCGACACGCCGAGGGCCAGGGCGGCCAGCGTGCACCACGAGACCAGCTCGGCGCGCTCGAGGACCGTCTCCCCCACGCGGGGCCCGTGGGCGACGTCCAGGGCCACCGAGACGGGCTGCGGTGGGGAGCGGCGGACCTCGAGGTAGACGTCGATCACCTGGCCCGTGATCTCCACGGCCTTCGGCGTCTCGCTCTTGACGATCGCGAGCAGCGCGCTCCGCTCGTCGAGGTGGTACTCGACCACCTCTTGGAAGCCTCCGCGGTCGCCCACCTTGTGGCGCGCCACGGTGGCGCGGCACTGGATATCATTGATGATTCCGTCACGGCGAAGGCGCTCGACTAGCTTGCGAAAGTCCCGCGGGCGCGCGAACCCGAGGCGCGCCCCGAGCTCCAGATCGCGCACGCGCGGCACGTCGTCGTCGCCCACCACGAGCGGCCAGCCATTCACCTCGAGGAGCTTCGTCGCACCCATCAAATCACCTCCGAATCGAGAGCCTCACGGCACCGAGGACACGTCACCTGATCGGGGTCGCTCGAGAGAGCGGCGCGCTCCCGGAACACGTCCGCGAGGGCCCCCGTCACGCACGCCGGCGACCCCGCCGGTACCTCGCGGATCTGCCCCAGCCGGCGGTACCGGAGCGGCCCCAGGGCATGGACCGTGCGCTCGAGGGGCCGGGGCCGCGTCCACGTCGTCGGGGCCCTCATGGCTCGCCTCCCGCGATCGAGAACGTGATGCGCTCCCGCGCGACCCGGAACCCGAGGCCGAGCACGTCCCCGCCGCGGAGCGCGCGCTCCACGACCCCGAGGGCGTGCATCTCGGCGTCCTCCCGCGTGGGGTGGCCCGACGACCAGCGGTTGCCCTTCGCGTCCTCGTACGAGACCACGAACGCCGGGCGGGGGCGGGACCGAGACGAGCTCATTTCGGCGGGCCCTTTCGCCGGTTCCGGACCTTCCCGAGGCGGATCAGAGCCCACCGGACGCGCTCGGCCTGCGCCGGTTTCGCGATCGTCTCCCGCCATGCGATCTCCCGGGCCACCTCGGGGTTCGTCGGCGTGCGACCGAGCTCCGTCACGAGGCGATCGAAGGCGAGACCGATCCCTTCGTCGTAGGAGAGGATCATCTCGCTCGGTCCGCTCTTACCCGGCGTGCCCGGTGGACGGCCGCGAGGGCGCGGACGAGCGGGGCGTGGGCTCCGAGGGGCGCTCGAGGGCGGGAGCTCGTCGTCGGGCTCGTGCTCGGCCTCCGAGGAGGCTTCCAGCGCGGGCTCGAGCGGCGGCTCGTCGTCCGCCTCCACGCCGAGGAACGGCGAGGGCAGCCGATCCAGCGGCTCGCCACGGAAGCCCACGAGGAGGGAGGGGAGCTTCGTCACGCCGTGCCCCCACGAGCGGGCCACGCGTATCCCTCGCGAGCGCACGCGACCACCCACTCGCGCTCCTCGCAGATCTCGATGGCCCGGATCGCCGCCCACACCTCGATCCGGAGCTCGTCCGCGACGTCGAGCCACACGAGCACGCGGAGGAGCGCCACGAGCACGGGCTTGGGGAGAGCGTGCAAAACGCTCATGGGCGGGCCCTCACGGGGATCTTGGGGAAGCGCTTGTTGAACTCGCTCGCGCGGGCCTCGGTGCTCCGGGCCACGCGCTTCGCCGCCCGCGCGAGGGCGCGCTCTTTGGGGTGAGGCGCGAGGGGCGCACCGCTCGGAAGCGTGCGCGATGCACGTTCCGCGTACGCGAGGAGGAGCGCCGTCTCGGCGTCTTTGTTCCACTCGCCGAACGGCTTCGGGTGGACCACGACCATCACCCGCCCGCGCTCGGAGACCTCGAGGAGCCCCCATCCTGCGGGCAGGTCCTCCGCGCGGATGAGCCCCGGCGGCGCCGCGTACATGCGGTGATGCCCCATGCCCGTGCTCGGGTGGAGGCGGAAAGGCTTCTTCCGATCGCGCATGAAATCGGCCCGCGAAACCTTCACCTCCACGAGGAGGGAGGTGCGTTTGACCCACGCGATCACGTCGGGGATCTCCACCGATCCCAGCTCCGAAAGCTCGGTGAGCACGAGGCGGGCGCTCCGGTCCCCGCGAAGCCACTGCGTCACCAAACCGATGCATTCTGCATGCTTCATGCGGCGAGCCTTTCCCCTTCGTCCACGAGCTTCGGGACCCACGATCGCGCGAGCGCGTTGACCACGTCCGGACAGCAGGCGTTGCCGATCGCGCGCACCTGGTGCGTCACCCCGATCGGCTTCCCGTTCACCTCGGGATCGAGGATGTAGCTGTCCGGGAACCCCATCGCGCGCGCGAGCTCGCGCGGCGTAAGCGGGCGCATGCCGATGTCCTCGATCTCCGGGAATCGCCCGGGGCCGATGTACCGATCGAGCCACGCGCGCGTCTGGGCGCGCCGCTCCGGGCTCGTGTCCCGACGGGCCACCACGAGCGCGTTGTGGTCCCGGCACGTGACGGTGCCCAGCGGCTCGTCCAGGCTCGATCCGGGAGTGCCGTTCCCGCCGTAGTGCTTCGCCACGAACGCCACCACGACACCCTGTTTCACGCCCTCCGCGACCACCGTGTTCAGCGGGCGGTCGAGGCTCATGCACCGCGGCGCCTGCGTGGGGCGTTCGCCGTTCCCGAGGTGCACGAGGCGCAGAGGTAGAGGCGCTTTCGGACGGTCGGCGCGCCGTAGTCGCACGCCCTCCGCGTCCAGAGGTGCCCAGTCCGCGAACTCCTCGACGTTCTCGAGACCGATCACGGGCACGTCGGAGTGCACCCCCCAGAACGGCGCCACGTTCGCGAGCGCGCGGCTTTTGCCGGACTTCGGCTTGCCGTTCTTCGCCTTCGAATGATCGGTGCAATCGGGCGAGAGCCAGAAGAAGCTCGTGCCGCGCATCGGCCGCACGCGGAAGACGTCCTCGATGTGGTGCCGCGTCGTGGGGTGGTTCGCGCGGTGGATCGCGAGCGCGATGCGAGAGTGGTTGATCGCGTCGCCCGGGTTGAGCGCGGCGAGCGAGAGCCCACGGCACGTGCCCCCGAGCCCGGCGAACGAGACGACGACGCGAGGCCGACGAAGGCGTCGACGATGGTCCTCGAGGGTGAGCTGGTAGGCGGCGGTCACGGCTCCCACTCCGGGTCGGCGCGAAGCTCACGGATGGCTGCGGTGTGGTCCGCCACGTCTTCATCAAGCGCCGCGGCCCATGCGCGTAGCCGGTCACGAAGCTCGCGGGACGACTTGATCGCGGCGAAGTCGCGGAGGCGCGCGGCGTCGATCGATGCCCGGTGAAGCTCGCCCTCGAGGCAGCACGCGGCGCACGTCGAATCGCCCTGGGGACTAGGGCACACCCCGCATTGCTCGGCGCGGCTCATCGCAGCACGTCCCCTTCCACCGCTTCCGTCAACGCGTCCGCGACCGACTTCGCGAGTAGCCCCTTCTCCGCCTCGAGCTCGGCCACACGAGCGCGGAGCGCAGCGATCTCGAGGTACGCCTCGTCACCCTCGCCCGGGATGGCCTCGGCCTCGATCTCCGCACCGCGGAACGTGACGGTCGCGCGCGTGGGTTCGTTGCTGGACGTCCACCACGTCACGGACTGCACGAGCGCCGAGATGTCCGCCTCGCTCCCGTCGTCGCCCACGAGGACGACGCGGGTGTCCTCGAGAGATGGGTAGACGTACACGCTCGGGTCGGACGCGACCGGGTCGGACGCGACCGGCTGCGGCGGAGACTTGCAGAGGATCCGAAGACGCACGCCCCTCACGGCTCGCTCCCTTCCGGCACGGCGAGCCCTCCGGCCCTCATGCGCTCGGAGAGCGCCGCCCGGGTCTCCTCGAGGCCTTCGTCGTCGTGGGGGAGCTCACCGCACCGAGGGCACGGGCTCGTGATGGTGCGCCCTCGAGAGAACACCGCGCGGCAACCCGAGCACCGGGAGCGGTACTCGCACGGGGGCACCTCGTGGATCGTCTCGACCGGGCCGATCGAGGCAAATCCTTCGGGAGGGCCGTAGGGGCGGGGGCCGAATGCCGCCTCGGCGTTCCGCGCTTGGCGCTCCGGAGACATCCTCTTGCGGAGATCGGAGAAGCGCCGGCTCATGGCGCCTCGCACTGCCCGGAGAGCAGCCGAGAGGCCGCCTGTACCGCCTCGCGGCTACCCGCGGCGATGATCGCTCCGTCGTCGTTGCGCACGACGTGGGCGCACCAATGGTTCAGCGAGGGCGCACCGCAGCCTTGGCACACGCCGCGCTCGAACCGCGTCACCTGGAAGTAATCGAGGCGGGGGTTGCCCCAAGTCCCGACGTGATGGTCGACGAAGGCGACCCCGCTTCGCCCGGTGAGAGCCCCGAGGTTCACCGCGGAGACCGTGAGGACCCGGAGAGTCGGAGGAAACTCCGTGGCGCGACGAATGCGCGCCGCGATGTGATTCGCGAATGCGACCGAGTGAACGATGACGACGACATCGGCCCCGCCGCGTGCGAGGGAGATCGCATCGATCAGCATGCCGTTCGTCTTCCCGGGGCCGCCGAGCTTTTCGAGGAGCTTCACGGTTCGCTCCCTTTCGGCACGGCGAGACCGCCGGCGTTCATTCGCTCGGTGAGGGCCGAGCGGGTCTCCTCGAGGCCCTCGTCGTCGTGCGGGAGCTCGCCGCATGCGGGGCACGGCGACGACGCGGAGAGCCCGCGAGGGCGGACCTGGCCACACCGGCAACGGGAGTAGGGCTCACGCCGCGGGTACGCGCACGGAGGCGTTTCCGTCATCGTCGCAATCGAGGCGAAGCCCGCGACGGGGCCGTAGGGAGCGGGCCCGAAGGCCGCCTCGTGATTGCGGGCCTGACGCTCCGGGGACATGGACACGGGGATACCTCCGGCGATGAATGGGGAGCCCTAGTGGGCAGTCGTACGGGGATGCGCGGATCAGCCCTGGCCGTGGACGGACGCGAACCTTGCCCGAGCCAGCGACACGGCGGCCCGGATGCGGCGGGCGCTGGGGAGCGGACCGGCGCCGGTCAAAAGGTGATCGGTGGAAATGCCCAATACCGAACAGATCGAGGTGATCGTGGTGGCGTTGGGGTTGGGGTTCTCCGCGGTCTCGAGCGTTCGCACGTGCGATTCGCTCGGGAGGCCGGCGAGGCGTCCGAGCTCACGCGCACTCACGTCACCGAGGCGACGAGCGCGCCGCAGTCGTTCTCCGAGCATGACCAACCTATTGCACCGTCTAACACCTTGGTCAAGGCGTTCCGTGACCAACCCATTGGTGGGCGTGTCATGCTCGGGGGCATGGGCGAGAGCACGGACATGCCGGGCCTACGGGCTCGACTACAGAAGGTCATCGACGCCGGGCGCGTCCGCAACCCGAGCACGTGGGCCCTCGCCGCGAAGCTCGCTCGGAGCCACGTCAGCACCATCCTCGCGGCTCGGACGAAGCGCGTCGAGACGGAGACCCTCTACCGGCTCGCCGATGCAGCGGGCGTTTCACGCGCATGGCTGGCGTTCGGGGAGGGCACCATGGATCCGGTCTCCGACGACGCGATCGGAGACCCGCGAGACGCTGCCCGATCGTGGTTCGTCGCGACCGAGGAGCACGACGGCCGGGGCGATGAGGCCCGGGCGTTCCTCGCAGAGCGCGCCGGTACCCTCTACGCCGGGTCCGAGGACCGCTCCCCGGAGTGGTGGCTCGCCACCCTACGGGAGGAGTTCCGGGCGTGGCGGCGGCCGGCCAAGGCCGTCGGCGTCCGTGAGGTGGGCGAGGACGCCGAGGACACCCGTCCGGCCAAGGTGAACCCCCGTCGCGCCCGGTAAAAGAGCGTGCATTATGCACGTCGAATTTACGGTTAAAAGGCTCCGTTCCTTCCCGCCGGCGAACTCTCGGAACAAGGATTCCGCTATCGCGGATGGCCGATTCCAAGGCCACCGGAACGCGTGTACCTGTCAAGTTTTCGGCTGTGGACGCCGCGCTCTAATGGAGCGTCCATTCGTAGGTGGACGCGTACACGCTCGAGGGGATCGTTGAGGAGATTTACGGGCGGGCGCGCGTCGGCGCCGACGAGACCCATCGGCCGTCGACGCTGGCCAGGAAGCTCGGGGTCCGGATCATCCGCGTGCCGCACGCCCTAGCCCGCGGGCGCTTCGCCGTCGTCCGAGGCGTGCCCACGATCGCCGTCCGCGCCGGGCTCCCTCGAGCGATCGAGGAGTGGACGATCGGGCACGAGCTCGCCCACTACATCGGCCTCGATCAGGACGCCGAGCGCGAGGCCGACTACGTGGGGGCCGCCCTGCAGATGCGCCGGCGGCCGTTCCTACGCGCCCTCCACGACCGCCGCGACGCGTGGCACGAGCTCGGGCCCCTCTTCGGCGCGACGAGCACCAGCGCCGCTCGTAGGGCCGCCGAGCTTGAGGACCGAGCCCTCGCCGTCGTCACCCCTGCCCGCGTCTACCCCTGGCTGATTCACCTGCCCGAGGACGAGATCCGGCGCCTCGCGAGGGTCGGCGGGCCTGGCCTCGCCCGGACGCGACTTGAGGACGATCGGCGGCGCATCGTCCTCGAGGCGGTCGAGATCGAGCGCTTCGGCTAGGTCGTCTTCAGCCGGTGAAGGTGCGCGGCGAAGACGTCCGGCTCTTGCATCGCGAGGTCGCGCGAGCGGCCGTGCGAGTAGATGCGCACCGCGTTCGCGAAGTAGTCGTAGGAGTCGATCTCGCGAAGGCCTAGGTGCGAGATGCCGCCGTGCGTGCGCGTGCTGATGCGGTAGTTCGTCAGCATCACCGTCGTGGGCACCCCCTGCGTGTGGTAGTTGTTCACCACGCGCGAGGTGGCGCCACCGGTGTTGAACACGACGCCGGGCGCGAGCCGCACCCCGAAGCCTGAGGACCCGTGGACGACGTGCTGCGTCTGCACCTGCACGTACTCCGTCGCGGCGCACGAGTAGACGCCCCACTCGCCTTGCTCGAGAAACAGGCCGGCGGTGTTCACCGGCGGGGTGCGGCCCGCGAGCGCGTGCGAGACGGCCTTCGCGCGCAGGAGCGCGGGGAGCTCGGCGGCAAGGTCCGCATCGGTGAGGCCTAGGGAGACCTGTAGCGTCTTCAGCCCGTGCTCCTCTTCGTCCGAGAGGTACCGATCCGCGATCGATTGCTGGAAGGCGTAGCGCCAGTGGTTCAGAGCCTCGCCCTTCCGCCGCTCGCACCCCTTACACGTCGAGCTCAGTAGCCCGAGAGCCTCACCACACCGCGCGCAATTCGCCATCGCTCCTCCTGTTTCGCTTCGGACGGGACAGGTGAGACGAGCCTACGCGAAGGGTCGCCCACGGACGGCGGTGAAAATAATTCTTGACCAACGCGTTGGACAGGCTATTACGTTGGACATGGTCGGACGCGTGACACTGACTGCCGCGTTGGTCCGCCTCCCGCCCCCTCCGCGCGTCCCCGCGATCGCGCTGGACGCCTACTCGCTCGCCCTGTCCCTCGGCCGCATCCCGGCCTGATTGCCAATCAGCATCCCCAACCGACGAACGGAGCATCCCCATGTCCGAACGCATCATTGCGCCCAAAGCGCCCCCGCCCATCCTCACCCCCACGATCCCGCCCGTCCGTGTGCGCACGGTCGTCGTGGAGATCGACGGGCGCCGTCAGGCGTACATGTCCACTGCCGAGGCGTACCAGGCCCTCGCGCGGATCTGCGCCGCGGAGATCCGTGACGCTCGCGCCGTCGAGTCCGTGGACACGCTCCCCGAGCTCCCCGAGGTTGCATCGTGATCTCCGTGACCATCTCGCGGAAGGCATTGGTGAAGGCCAAGGCCTGCGAATCGGGGCTCGCGCTCTACGACAAGATCGCCGGGCTGCAGCCCGAGAGCGACACGAGGCGAGACCGCCGCATCCGCATCGTGCGTTGGACCCCGTTCCACGGGATCTGGCTCGCCGTGGCCTACGGCGATTTCTCGCGGTGGCTGGTCGCGCGTGGGCTCGTCCCCAACCTCTCCGGCGCCAACCTCGAGCGCGCCAACCTCTACGGCGCCAACCTCGAGCGCGCCAACCTCTACGGCGCCGACCTCTCCGGCGCCAACCTCTACGGCGCCAACCTCTCCGGCGCCAACCTCGACCGCGCCAACCTCGACGGCGCCAACCTCTACGGCGCCGACCTCTACGGCGCCAACCTCTCCGGCGCCAACCTCGAGCGCGCCTTCGTCGGCGTGAACCGCCCCGCACCCACCGGATGGCGCACGAGCGCGACGGGCTACCTCGAGAGGGCGCCGTGAGCGTCCGCCCCGTCCCGGCGCCCGCCCCGAGCGCGGCGCGACCCACCACGAAATCCCTCGGCCAGATCGCCTATGAGGCGTGGGCCGCGAGCAAGCCCGGGGCCTGGACCGTCCCGTGGCACCAGATCCCCGACCAGCCCGCGTGGGAGTCTATCGGCCTCGCCGTCGGCTCCGTCGCCCTCAACGCGTTCGTGGACCGCGTCAACGCGGCCCATGCCGATGCCCTCGCCCACCTCCTCCGGAAGGCCGGCACGTGACCATCGAGGAGGAGATCCGCGCCTCCCACGCGCGGGCCCAAACACACCTCGACAACGCCCGCGTCCTCGAGGGCGCCCGGCGTCTCTACGCCCTTAGGTTCTACCTCGCCTTGGGCGACCTCGAAGACCTCGTTTACCGGAGCATCCCCACCCCATGAGCGACGACAAAATCAAGGCCGCCGCGAGCCGATTCGCGGCGAGCACCGAAGCCGCGCAACAGGCCGACCTCGAGCTGCGAGAGTCCGAATCCGATGCCCTCGAGGCTGAGGGCGAGGTCCGCCTCGCGGAGGCTCGTCTCCACCGAGCACGTATCGATATCGACATTCGGCGCCGCGTCGCCACCAAAGCTTTGAGCGAGCGGGAGGCGGCGGCCCGCGAGCTCCACAACCTGACATGCCCCGGGTGCACCTCGAGGGCCCACGCCGCCGCAACCCCCATCAACTAGGACAAAGCAAGATGGCCAAACAGGCGCCCTCTATCGGGCGAATCGTCCACTATCAGGCGTTCGGCACGCCCGGTGGCGAGCACAAAGCCGAACCGCGCGCGGCGATCATCACCGCCGTGCATAACGACGAATGCGTTTCTCTCTGCGTCCTCAACCCGACCGGCATGTTCTTCAACATGTCGATCATGTTGGACGATAGCGAAACGCCAAGGGGAGGCACGTGGCGCTGGCCGCCGTTCGTGGCTCCGGAAGCGGCGCCATGACGGCGCCTACGGGTCGCCGCGACGAGCCTCCGCGCTCGTTCTCGGAGACGATCGAGGAGCTTTGCGGGGGCGATCTGAACGCCCACATCACCCGCGAGTTTCACGAGATGGTCGGGGCCGCGCAAACGTTCGCCGGCGTGATGAACGCCGACGGAAAGGCCGAGATCACGATCAAGATCGGCGTCAAGGTCTCGCCCAATGGTGAGTGCCGCGTCGCCGGTGACGTCAAAACGAAGGTGCCGAAACTCAAGCCCCACCCGGGCACGATGTTCGTCTCCGCCGGTGGCAACCTCGTCACCCAAAACCAGCGCCAGCCAGACCTCCCGTTCGGTGAGGTCCCGAGGCGCGCCAACCGGGAACCCCGAGACATGCCCGCGCCGCGTGAGCCGCGCGAGGCAAAGAAGGCCGCCGAATGAGCACCACCACGCAAAAAGCCGAGGCCGAGGCCGTGGCGGAGCTCGTCCGCCAACACCCGACCGTGATCAAGAGCGTCGAGGAGCGTTCCGTCATCGCGTTCCCTCGCCGGGACGGCTCCGTGGAGATCGTCCACGGCCGAGACGTCCTCGCTCGATACGACACCAAGCCGCTGCGCCGCGCCGGAACCGCGACGCTCGAATCGCTCGAGTCGTTCGTGGCGCACGTCAATCGCCACAAAGGCGAGACGTCCGTCCTGTTCGCGACCCTTGGCCCCGAGAGCTCGCCCGCTCCTCAGATCCAAGCGGTCTACGACTACAACCAGGCGGGCGAGGAGTCCCGCGACGGGGAGCGTGCTCGCTACGGTAAACACCGTGCACGCTACACGTTCCCGCTGTCCCGTGAGTGGAAGGCGTGGGACAACGTGGCGGACACGTGGCTCGGCCAGGGCGAGTTTGCAGCGTTCCTCGAGGAACGCATCGGAGACATCACCTCCAAGGTTGGCGAGGGCCTCAAAGCGACGTGCGAAAAACTGTTCGTGCCCGTGCTCGCCGATGGGGCGCGAATCCTCGACCTCTCGCGCGGGCTCGACATCGGCGAGAACGTCCGCGTCTCGTCGCACGCCAAAATCGAGAGCGGGGAGACCCGCCTCGCGTTTTCGTCCGAGCACACGGACGGGAACGGAAACCAGGTGGACGTGCCGAGGGCTTTCGCCATCGGCATTCCCGTGTTCGACGGAGGGCAGCCGTTCCAGATCTTGGTCCGGCTCCGGTACCGACTGAACGGACCGAAAATCACGTGGAGCCTCGTGCCCCACGAGATGGACACGGTCCTCGTGTTCGCCTTCGAGGAGGCGGTTCGCGAGGCCGTCGAGGGTACGGCGCTGCAGATGTTCCGCGGCTCCCCAGAGTGACCAAGCGCGCCGAGGGGCGGACGGCCTCAAGGCATTCACAAAACCGAAAGGAAAACCAAATGCCCAATATCATCGTCCGCCGATACGCCGATACCTCTCACGGATGGCTCGCCTCGATCGAACCCGAAGACGGGTCGTGGTTCGTATTCGTCCACAAGGACGGGACCGCGACTCTCTTCGACCCCGCGACCGAGGGCGTGACCGCCACAAAGAGCTAGTCGGTACGGCGCACCCGAGTGACCCCCTAAAGAGGGCGCGTCGTGGGGATGGGCCCCGCGTTCGTGCATCCCCAAGGCCGGGGCCGCCGCCACCACGTAGAGCCTTCGGGCTCGCAACGAACGGCCCCTAGACCGACCGGAAAGACGGTCCGTGAAGTCGGGACTCCTCGCGCGGGCTCCACCTCGCCCACGTCGTCGGGTCCGGGATGCCCCGGCGTCGACACGGGCGAGGTCCTATCTCGCATCCCCCGCATCCCCGACAGGAGACCACCATGACCGCGCTCGAACGTTTCTCGCCCGCCTCCCTCTACGACCGGTACCGCGTGACCATCGCCATCCGCGAGGCCATCTGCGGCGGCAAGCCCGCCGACCCGGAGCTCCTCGCCACGCACATCAAACGCACCACGGGACACGACGACGAGACCACCGCCAAGCTCGTTGCGCAGGCCGAGGAGGGCGCGCCTCCGGACCCTCTCGACCTCGACAAGCGCATCGAGCAAAGCGCCTCTCGGTTCCTCGCGGACGAGCGCGGGCTGTACGTCGACACCTACCAGATCAAGGCCATGCTGCGGCAGTCGGGCTCGATGCTCGGCCTCTACAAGAAAAAGCGCGGGAGCAAACAGATCTGCGCGGAGGGCCTCGAGGTGAAGGGCCTCGACCACGAGCGCCGTGTGTACCTCGGCGTGTCCGAGCCCTCCGGAACGCGTGAGGCGGTCGTCCACGCCATCACCCCCAAGGGCCCCATCTCCGGCATCAAGCACGTGGACTACGTCACGGGCTGCTCGCTCACGTTCGAGGTGTGGGTCCTCTGGACGCCGGGCGCGGAGACTCGCCACGTCGGGGAAGAGGAGCTCGTGGAGATCCTCCGGTTCGGGCAGGAGAACGGGATCGGTGCCGACCGCTCGCAGGGGTTCGGAAAATTCGACGTGACCGCCTTCGAGAAGGTCGCCAAGGGGGCGAACAAAATCCAGGCGACGAAGGCGGCCGCCTCCGACGACTGACCAGAGAGACGAGCCTGGTCCGGCCGCTCTTGGCCACGCCACCGCGACGGACCACACCGCTCCCGCCCATCGCGACTTGCCGGACCGAGCCTCTCCGCGCCAAACCGACGCGACCTATCGCCCCCATCCCACCCGGCGCGACGAGCCGAGCCAAGGCGACCCGACCCGAACCTACGAGACAAGCCTAGCCAGCCCACACCGCTCCCGCGCGACATGCCACTCCCCACCGGTCCCACGCGACTCTCCTAACCCTTCCCATCCTCTCCGCCGCGACCATCCGATCTACGCCCGGCTCCTCCCCACGCGACTTGCCAGCCCTTGCCCCCTCCGAGCCTGCGTGACTGGCCTGGCCACACCGAACCGCCGCGACAAACCTCCCCATGCCTGTACGTCTCGAGCCCGCGCGACTTCCCAGGTCCGCCCTCGCCCCCGCGACTTTCCAGGCCCTCCCTTCTCTCGCCGGCGCGACATGCCAGCCCTCGCCGACCCCGAACCCGTCCGACGCGACTTCCCTACCCAGCGCAACTCCCTCCCTCGGAGCACCATGAGCCTGTTTGCTAAGTTCCTGCTGGCGATTACCGCCTTCCTCCCGGCGCCGCGAATCATCTATTCGCTAGACGGGAAGAGCCCCTATCTCTCGCGCTGGTACCTCGTGGGCGCGCCGACGATGCCCGATGGGTCCTCCCCGTTCACCGAGCTAGGCGCCGTGCGTGAGGGCGTCGTCTGGCCCCCGGGCGGCGGAATCTACCTCCACCGGTTTCACGCCTCCGACCAGGAGCCCGAGCTCCACAACCATCCGTTCCGCGATGCGTGCGCCCTCGTGCTCTCCGGTGGGTACATCGAAGAGCGCAGGGTCGGGGACACCGTCATCCGTCGTGAGGTGCTCCCCGGTGACGTGAACCCGATCGACGGCGACGATTTCCACCGCGTCGAGCTGATCGGCAAAGAGTCTTGGTCCCTATTTTGGACTCGCGAAAAGGTCCACTCATGGGGATTCTGGGATCGGGTGACGAAGGCCTTCACGCCGCATCGGGAGTTTTTCAAGACTCGCGCGGCCGCGAAGCGCCTCGAGGAGGACCGCGTTGGCGAGGAGGTTCTCGAGGAGAAGCTCGAAACGCTGTTCTGGCGATACGCCTCGATGCGCAACGGCTCGGAGGAGGACCGGATCCTGTTCAAGGATCTGGCGCGGGAGACGGTGCGAACTGCGTACGCGACGGCTCTCCGCGCGAACGAGGCCCTCGTGGACCAAGCCCTTGCCGAGGTGCGAGAGCTCGTCCGCGTCTCTCGCGAACCCGCGCCGGTCGCCCTTCGCACGACGGCGGAGTCGCGCTCGCGCTTCGTTGAGTGGCTCCACGATGGCACGAGCGACCGCCTCTCGGTTCGTGCGTGGGCGGTGGGCGAGGACATGGCCCACGACGTCGATGCGCTCGCGGCGGAGGTGGTGCGCCTTCGGAAGCTCTTCGACGACGCGGGGAAGGGCGAGCACGACGTCCTTGCGCTCGTCGACCACTACCAGGCGGAGGTCATCGCGGCGCGCTACCCCGACGCCATTCCTCGCGACGACTGGGATCATGACATCGGCCCCGCGCTGTGGTGGAAGTTCCCCGTGAACGAGCCCCCCTACGTCGGGTCCCCGCTTGACGAGGATTTCCCGGACTACGTCACCCACTGGACGCGCATTTTGGTTCCCGACGAGCCGGGAGCGAAGTCGTGAAGGGGGAGATGTTCTTCAGCGCGATCGCGTGCTCCGTATGCGGCGGCCAGCGTCTCCAGCGCGAGGATGGCACGCCCGACGTGTGCAGCTTCCTCGGATGCAGGGCGCCAATGGCCGACTACGATCGAGAGTCGGCCGCCCGATCGCTCGATGCTCACGAGGCGGAGCGGGCGCGGCTCCGCGAAGCCGTGTTGGAGACGGCAGAGCGACACGTGGACCTCTTCGCTATGTGGGAGCGCGCCCATAAACGAGAGAACCGCGTCAGGCTGGACCAAGCGCTGAGGGCCTCGCGGATCGCCATGAGGGCCGCCGTGGCCGCCCTCCGCGCGCTCGAGGCACCGCGGTGAGCCCCGACCGAAAAAACCTTCTCACGGCGATGTGGGAAGCGCTCTTCCGAACCTGCCCTTGCGGACGATGCGCGTGTATCGCGTCACCCACTCACGAGACAGCTCGCCGCATGTTCGCACATTGGGCGCACCAGTACCTAGGCCTCGCGGATTCCGACGAGCGTCTGTGTGCAAGGCGACGCGAGCTCGTCCAAGAGCAACTCCGTAGCGACCGTCGACGGGCACCGGCGCGACGCCTCTACGCCGACGGGCCGGGGGACGCTCATCGAATTCTTCTGCGCGAGGCGGACGCGAACGAGCGCTCCGCCAGAAGGTTTCGTCGTGCTGCCAAACTCTTTCGTCAGCTCTCGAGAGGGCTCCCTCCGTTCGCTCCGGAGCCGACGCCGTGAGCCTCGACACCATCATCGCGCGCGCCGTCGCGGAGGAGGTGGCTCGCCTCCTCGCGGACCTCCTCCCGACCGGCGGCCCCGACGATCTCGTGCGTCTCCCCGGCCCCCTCGAGGCCCGCGCCGCGGCCCGCCTCGTGAAATCTCGGCGCCTCCCCGCGAGCAAGATCGGGCGCCACTGGTACACGCTCCGGCGCCACCTCGCCGCGCTCGTAGACGAGGGCCCCGCCCGCGTGGAGTCATTCGATCCCGAACGTGCCCTGGCCGAGCACATCCAACGGAAAAGCTGATGGGACGACCGCGAACAGGGCACGTGGAACGGCGACCGAACGGCACGTTTTTTTGCCGCATCCTCCTCGAGGACGGGACGCAAAGCGGGCGCATCGACCTCCCCGGCGCGACCACGCGTGAGCAGGCGCGCGAGATGGCGAAGGCGCTGGCCGCCGCCGAGGCGCGCACCAAGACGCTCCTCGTCGCCGCCCTCGCCGCGCGAGCTCGCCCTCGAGGCCCCGATGGGCGCCCAGCCCCGGTCCCCGGATCGGTGAATGAGTGGTGGGAAAAATACATCGCCGCGAAGGACGACATCGGGGAGGGCCATCGCCGCGTGGTGCGCGGCTCGTGGCGCAAATGGATCGCCCCGGTGATCGGCCGACTCACCATGTCGATGCTCACCCCCGAGGACTGCGAGCGCGTGCGCGATCGCCTCGACGCCGCGATCAAAGCGAAGGCGATCACGAGCGGCACCGCGGAGAACGTGTGGTCCACGCTGACCACCGCGATGAAGGCGGCGACGAACAGCAAGAATCGAGGCCTGCGCGTGCACCAAAAACCCGACTTCCCCGTGCCCGTCACGAGCGGCATCTTGCCGCCGAACGGGGGCCGCGATCGCGCCCGCCCGTTCCTCTACCCGTTCGAGTGGCTCACGCTCGCGACGTGTCCCGAGGTGCCGCCCACGTGGCGCCGCACCTACGCGATCGCGCTCTACATCGGGCTCCGTCCCGGGGAGCTTCGGGTCCTCACGTGGGACGATATCGAGCTCGAGGCCGGGCTCGTCCGCGTGAACAAAGCTTGGGACCCCGAAGAGCGCGCGGTGAAGGAGACGAAAACCGCGGGGGGCCATCGCGTCGTCCCGCTCCGCCCGGAGATCCGCCACCTCGTCGCGCGGCCGCGTGGAGCGCCCGGGCGCGGGGCCGTGGTGGACGAGCCCATCGAGAAGGGGGCGAAGCTCCTCCGAGAGCACCTGCGGGCCGCTGGGGTGCGCCGTGCGCGGCTCTTCACCGAGTCCGCGACCGAGCTCCCGATCGATTTCCGCTCGCTCCGGGACACGTACGCCACGTGGCGCGCGCTCGGGGGCGTGGAGGCCTACGTGCTCCGCCGCGAGATGGGGCACGAGAGCCTCGAGACCACGGACCGCTACATCCGGCTCGCCGGCGCCGTGAAGGACGCGGCCATCGGAGCGCCGTTCCCAGCGCTCCCGATCCCGTTCCCGGAGGGCCTCGCGGCGGTCGCGGCGGGCGGCGGAGTTTCCGCCGCGGTTTCCGCCGCTATGCCGGTCGGCTCATTTCGAGAGGAAAATTCCCTGGCTCCGACTGCAGGACTCGAACCTGCGACCCGGCGGTTAACAGCCGCCTGCTCTACCAACTGA